TCGTCAGCATTTAACTTATTATCCCAATCATAAACATCTTGTCCAAGATCGATCTCTTCGGCAGTCCAAAAACATGCTTCTTGTTGTTTAAATAACCTCCATAAATCATGGTGTTGGATAGGGAAAAGGACGAAACGTCCGGGATTGTCTACTAAAATCTTCTCGGTCATGTTATTTGTTTTATTTATTAATTAATTCTTTTTGTTCTAGATACTCGTTGTAAGCTTTGTTCTTACGTTGTTTTGCTTCTTCTTGTTGATCTACTTTGAAGCCAAGTAATGTGTTCTGTTGATCCACATCAATTTCAAGAAATTCATTATTGAATTTACAATTATTAAACACAACACCATCTCTACCAATTCTAGATTTTAATAAAGTAAGTGTTGCTAAATTCATTTCCTTTTGTTCAAGAGTTTTACCAATAGACAATACAACATGACCAATTTGAGCCTTCTTAATTGATCCACCCATTTGATCTGTTGTTACTACCTCACTCTTAATAGAATCTCTATTACCTTGTGTCGCAGTCCATATCGCAATATCAAATTCGGATGTCATAGATTCAAGTTGTCTCATGATTGCACCATCCCCTTTCCATTCCTCATTGTAGTTTGTCTTTTCTGGAGAGATACAATCAACATAGTCCAAAGTTACTAAATCTATTCGAAAACCATCAGCTTGCATCTTTCTTAATTTAGATTTTATTTCAGAAACAGTAACTGAATCACTAGGTATCTTCAATAATCTCAATTCACCAGAAGATGATTTTTTTCTTTCTGTAACCATTCTTTCAACTTCTTCAGCCTGAAGTGGTTGTTCTTTTGGTGTTATTCCAGTCCAAATGGTAAAATGTTTTCGTTTAATGTTATTAACGTTATCCTCAAAGAAAATTTGAACAACATTGTAACCTTGGTTAAATGCCTCATTTGAAAACTTGGTCAATAATGTTGTTTTACCTGTACCAGTTGGTGCTAAAACCACCCCTAATTCACCTCTACCTAAACCACCGTCTAACAAATTATCAATACCGACAACACCTGTTGGTATTGGTCTTCTATTATCCGCTTGTAAAGCTAAACTAATACTTTCAAAAATATCCACAACATCATTATCAGTTGCCCCAACTTGTAAGGCGTCTTGAATTAACTTTTCGATTTTGTGATATTCTTCAAATTCTCCTTTAGATGTAATCTCCTCTATTTTTTTAATGGTTTTCTTTAGAACTTGTTGTTTACAAAAGTTCATTGCCTTATCCTTAATAAGAGGAACACCACCCTGATCAATAACATGATCTTGTATATTCTTTATAGTGTCAATAAATGCCGTTCTAGCGGTATCTGAAACACTCTCAGAAAGAATTTTTTGTTCTAATGCAGAGTAAGAAGGGAGTGTTTGATACTTCTCATAACACTCCTTAATATTTTGCATTATAAATTTAAAACCATTATTATCAAAGTAGTTTTGATCTATGACCTCAACAATAGATTCACCGAATTTACGGTCTTCTATTATAGTCTTTAATAAAGATATTTGATACGTGTGCCCTAAATGGCCAAAGTTTTTTTCGGTCATAATATTATAAAATTATAAAATAAATTAAAGTTGATACTGAAGATATGTCGTTTCTGGATTACCATATGACAAAACTTCAGTTAAATCTGCCAAAATTCTTCTTAATTTTGGTCGAATATCTACAGCATATCTAACCTTTGGATGATAGTAATGCGCTGCGAATATTCTTTGAATAAATACATCGTCACCTTGCTTAATTTGTAGCAAAAAGTATTGTTCTTCCGCTTCTTTTGGATCTTCCACAAAGTCATTATTCATAAAAAATCCTTGATTTTCGATTAGGTATTCGGAACTTTTTATTTTTAAATCTTCCGAAATTTCTTCACAAATATTTTTTACTTCATAATGCAATTCCATAGATTTTCTCGTCACAGGATTAAAATCCCTAACGTTAAAAAATCTTTGGCAGATGATATTGCCGTCTAGTGTAAGTAAAAATTCAAACTTGTTTTGTTCTTGAATGTTCATAAGTCTTAGTTTTTATTTAATTTTAAATTTAATTATGGTTTTATTTTTTTCTTTTGTTGTTAATCTGAGAAATGGGTTTAAGAATTTAATCCAGGCATCGTCACTTTTAGGTAGAACCGTGAAAATACCATCTTCTGTCATCATTTTCATGGCGTTTTTATAAGAACGGCCATCGGAATCAAGTCTGTCGGTTATTAAAGATTTAACCCCTTCTTTAGCTTCATCAGTTAGTATAGGATCATCAAGACATACCATTCTGTTATTCATATCAAAAAACTCATCACCATATACCCCTAACTTAGTTACCCCGGTAAGAAAATTAGCAATTAACTTATTGTGTTTATCTGCTTCAAATATTAGATTACCTTGATTTCTCACTTCTTCTAGACTTAAATGGCGAGTCTGCATCTCAGGAAAAAAAGAGATTAGTCTCTTAATTCCTAAATTTTTAATTCCAAAGATGTTATCTGATGGGTCCCCACAAAGTATTTTAACCAGTTTTACATTTTCAATAAGAATGTTTTCATGATCATATTCAATCATGTCATTCTTTTTGTAAACCTTTTTGTGAGCTGGGTTGTAAATGCTTACATTTTCATTTACTAACTGTGCTAGATCTCTATCTGAAGAATAGATTATCTTTTTTTCATTAGGGGAGTTTTGTGTGTAATAAGCGATACAATCATCTGATTCACAATATTCGAATTCACCTTGTCTAACGTAGATTTCTTCTAAATATTGCTTGATTCTTGATCTTTGTCTTTGATAGGCGTAAATTTCTTCGTCCGTCTTGATTCTTGTTTTTCTATTCTCTTTATATGGACTATATATTTTTCTTCTAGATTGGCTACCATCTTTACCGTCCCAGAAGACCACGATCTTATCAAGCTGATAATTTTCAAATGATCTTCTGAGAGTATCGATAAAATGAAACAAACCACCGAAATGCTGTCCTTTATAAAAATGGGTTTTTAACCCGTAGAAACCAATGGTTAATAAGTTGTCCCCATCAACCAATAATGTATTAGACATTTAGTCTATTCTTTAATAGTTAAACAATTAATCCTCGTTGTCTTCTTCTCGTATTGGTTCGAACTTAATCTCCTCGAGATTATCAACTTTTTCATCAAATAGTGAGCTGATATATAACAAATTATCCTTCACATAATCCTCTCTAGATTTTTTCTCTTCTGCAGCTTCTTTCGCTCTCATAAATCCATGAGGTGTTACCATAATTTTACCATCACCGAATTGAATACCATTAACGTGGTTTTTCATAACTGTAATCTTGCTTCTTGTTGCAATAGTAACAGTTCTTTTATTCTTTGTGATAGAAATTTTCGTTGTTCCAGCATTCTTCTCGTTACCAAATCTGAATACTAATGTTGAATTCAACCAAATAGATTCACCACCTTTTGCTTTAATTTTTGGTTGACCAAATGGATTATCTGGTAATTCAACCCAAGGCTGATTAACAATAATTAAAGTGTTTGTATGGTCTTTATCTGCTCTTCTTGAGCCAGAAATTCTTTGGTTAATCCCCATACCAATCTTATCTGAAAGTACAGATGCGTTGTGTTGTTTACCACCCTTACCTTCCCAGGTCATTTTACAAGGCACAGAGCCTACAGAATCCCAAAGGAATAGTAAATCATACGGTAATTCACCTTTTTCTTGTAAATCAAGCATTTCATTGATAAAATCAGTTATTTGCTCAATATATTCGAAATCATTTTTAAAAATGAAATCTCCTGAATAGGTAACTTCACCAGTTGATTGATCAACATCCTTTGTTACTGGGATGCCCATAATTGCAGCATGATCAAAATCAAATTTTTGTTCTGTGATAATAAAAATTGGTAACATACCTTTTTTAATAGCATCAGCTGCTGCCCCAAGTAAAGCTGTTGTTTTACCTGTATCTGAGTGACCTAAAAACATATTAATGTGCCCTAATGCTGGACCTGGTAATCCACTAGCATCAAGAAATGCATCACCCAAATCTAAGAAACGATCTGGTTTATATGTTGTCTTGCTTGAATATTTCGAAGCAAGTTGTGAAATTGAGAAATTTTGTTTCTTTATAGCCATAATAATAATTTTTAAAAAAGAGGGCTTTTGACGTTATCTCCAGCCCATTGGATTAGAATGGCAGATTTTCGTCTGCTTCTTCGTCTTCTTGAGGATCTTCAATCGGTGCTACAACTGTTTGTTTTTTACCAACAAATGTGTCTTCACCATTACTAGCACCTGAAACCCATTTTTTACCGTCTGAGTCCCAAGTTGGTGTTTCACCTTTCGCAACCATTTCTAGATATTCTTCTGGTTTTTTAGAGTACACGTCTGACCATGTTAACTCGTCATTTACCCAACCTTTTGCTACAGAATCATCTGCGTGAAGTGGAGATGGGTCTTCAGGAATAATAGAATTAATTGTTGTGTATTCCTTACCATTACCTGACTTTGTCAAGCTTAGGAATAATGTTAAATCTCTACCAGTTTGTAGGTCGGTAATATCACCTTTCTTTTGGAAAAGAGGGAAAATCTTATCTAAGATACCATCTTGCTTTCCGTTGTGTTTAAATCTCCAGAATTTAGGCCCATCTTGCTCGTTATCGCGATCAATAACCTTAACAATATAGAACTTCTTAGAACGATACTGACGTGCATATTCTTTGTCAGCCTCAACACCGGTATTCATCAATACCTGATATACTTCATTCAATGGAGAACGCTTACCTTCTTGTTTTGGATCAAAAAGCTTTACCCATTTACCATCCACTTGAATTTCGTGGAAATAAGCCTCTTTAAATGGTGTTGTACCATCGGCTGTAGGTAGAATACGAATTCTACGTTCTTCACCTCTAGAACCTTTTGGTAAAACCGTTGTAAAGTACTTTTTTAATCTGTCTTCACTCGATACCTTGTTACCGTTTCCGCTTGCGGATTGTTTGTTTTTTTCGTACTGTGCAAGTACTGCGTCTACTGTGCTCATAATTTTTGTTTTAAATTGACAATAGTAAAATATAAATAAAAAAACCCAGATTACAAAATCTGGGCTTAAAAAATATTTAAAAAAATAAATTTATTTGGATAAAAGGGGTATCTGTACTAAATTCAGTACCATTGTTTTTTAATCTTCCCAACTTATCATGTAATCGTCATATGTACCCATAAAAGAATTTTTAGCGGTAACCGTATAACCATATACATTTCTTAATTCGTTTGCCATTGATTCGTTCATATGGCTATTACCAACAAGAATTCTATATAGACCTTGTGAAGTAGCACCGGTAACTAATGAGTTAATATATGAAAGAGATCCGGTTGTAGTATTTGAAGCTGATAATGCTGCTGACCCTGATATCATTTTTTAAAATTGTTTTATTCTAATGTAAGCAAATAAGCTAATTTATTAATTGATCCTAACATCTCATCTCTAAGGTTTAAAAGATCTGAATCTTTTTCTTTTGACAATTCATTATTAAACCCTATAAGTCTATTTTTTGCTGTTTGTAAAAATTCGACAATATTAAGATCCGTAAGATTCACCATTTGGATAGTGTCTGTAGAGTTATCTAAAGTAAATCTACCGTGTTTACCCATACAAACTTCAACATATTCATCAATAAGACCTCCTAGTGTGTCATAAATGTCACCAAAAGCCATATGTCTAGCATAACCTTTAGTTTGCCAATGTAATATTTTAAATTGAAATTGTAAGCCTAAAAAAAAGTTTACATTAGAACTCAGATTGTTGTTCATCTTTATATGGATTAAAGCTTTGTATTAAATGTTCTTTTGAATAATTTTCAACTTCATTTTTTGTCAAAACATATTCATTTTTACCGCTAGCTCTCATTTCTTCTTGTTTATGAGTAAAAAACTCTTGTGGTTTCTGGCTGAAAGGATATGAATCCAAAGAACGCATTTCTAATTTTTCCTCTGGGGTTGGCGGTTTCATCTCTTGAACCTTTGTACCCAATTCGTCAATTTTAGATAATATCGCATCCATATTAGTTAATTTAGATTCTAAATCATCTAATTTACTAAATACGGTATCCATTTTTTGGATTACACCATCATGTTCCATTTTAGAACTTTCAAGTTCATTCTTGATGTTTTTAGTCATATTAACTAAATCTGTAACATCAACTTCTTCAGTTTCGCTCATTTCTGGGCTATCTGGTAATGGTGCTGGTGGCATCGCTGCTCCCATTTCTGGACTATCTACCGGCGCATCTGCTGGTGGTAAATCACCACCTGGTGCTGGAGGTAATGGCGCAGGCTCTGCTTGCTCATTGATTACATAGTGCTTAGCAGCATTTCTGTTGATTTCTCTAAATCTATTTACTTCCTGTATAAGTTTTTGTTCTAACATAGTATTAGTCTTGTAATAGTTGTCTACCGTCTTCGGTAATGTATTTTTTATTAATTCTTTCAAC